TGCGAGTTGATCCTAAATATTTTCGCCCGTGTGAATTAGATTATTTACTTGGAGATCCTACAAAAGCAGAAACGCAGCTAAATTGGCGCCGCAAATACAATCTTGACGTATTGATTAAAGATATGTATTTTAACAGTTAATCATTTAAATATTACAATTTATCATATTTAAATGATTGGAGTACAATTGCAAGGTGGACTGGGTAATCAACTATTTCAAATATATACAGCTATTGCTTATTCATTAGAGAACTATATACCGTTTATATTACCAGAAACAAAATATGATATGCGTAAGCGAGGTTTATACTGGTCGCACAATAGTTTTTTACATGGTATGAAGCGTTTTACCTCAGACCAAAAAATAGCACAGTTAGAAAATTTTAAATATATTGAACCCAAATTTAGTTTTTCTACCATCCCAATTAAAGAACACATACTTTTACACGGTTATTTTCAAAGTTATAAATATTTCGAGAAACATAGTAAAAATATCACACGACTCTTACAAATACCAAAAAAACAAGAAGCTGTAAAGGAAAATCTTAGAGTGAAATACGCTGATAAGTTTAAAGAAGATCCTATAACAATCTCATTACATTTTAGACTTGGTGATTATAAATCGTTGAGTGATTTTCATCCAATAATGACTGATGATTACTACCTATATTCGCTAATATATATAATTAAGAGCTGCCGCAAGGAAAATAAACCATTTAAGGTTTTTTACTTTTGTGAAAGTGAAAACAATGACGAGGTATTTTTAAGAATCAACAAATATGACAACTTCTTGAAAGCCAGAGGCGTTAATTGCGAGTTTGTTAAGGTTTCTGATGAATATCAAGATTGGGAACAACTATTAATTATGTCGATTTGTAATCATAATATTATAGCAAATAGTAGCTTTAGTTGGTGGGGAGCATATTTAAATGAAAATAAAAATAATATTGTAATGTATCCAGAAAGATGGTTTGGTAGAAAAATGCAGCACCACGATTTGAGTGATTTATTTCCTATAACATGGAATAAACAAAAATAAGGTATAAATAATTACTTACAATTAATAATTATTTATAATGATAACAATTAAAATTTTTCACATTAGAATAAATTAGGAATTATTTCGCCATAACCATTGCAATATTTGTAAAATAACTCTTTGTTATCTTTGTATATATGAGTTAATATAACTTGATCTGTCCATATATCATTTGTGTCTATTAATTTTAAATATTCACTATATAGTGCTGCAAATCTATCTATAATATTCTTATGTACTATATATGATGTTCCTGATACATGATGATGTAAATAATACATACCTTTTTTAAAGTTATAATGATTATAAATAGTATTATGAGTAGAAGAATAAATAAATTTATCTTTCGGTAAACTATTTAACTTATTTATATTTGGAAAAGATAAAGAAGGTGGAGTATTATTGCGGTACACGCAGATTCCAGCATCAATCCAGGCAAAAAAATCTGATGAAAACGGATTAATTTCTAAGGCACGTTTAATCAAAAAAATTTTTTCGTTCCATATTAAATTTAATTCTTTTGAGGGACAGTGTATTTCATGTCTAATCATTTGATCTTTGTATTTGTAAGTTGTAAAGTCTTCAATATTGAGTTCAATGTAATAAGTTGGTAATTCACCCCTATAACTTTTTACTAATTCAATACTCTCTTTATCTCCAAAAAATACATATGGACAATTAATTTTTAAACTATTTTTAAACCAATTTTGGAAATTATCACCATGTTTATTTTTAATTCTCCAATATCCAGATACACAAGTTAAACTTGATTTATTCATTATAGTATATCGAAAAATATATATTTAAATATTTTTAATTCACAGTTTAATAACAATTGTAAATACTCTAATCTTTTCTCCAGACAATAAGCGCAAGATCATCTCCAGGCCCTTGCATGTTTGTAACTACTGAATGTTCTGTTCCATCGGGTTCTGTCCATTCTTGAGTCCACTTTTGTCGCCATCTTTTTTGTACAATATCAAGAATTTCTTCGGCAGGTGTATGATAGATAATGTTGTATTCATCTTCACAAAGCATATCAAAGACTCCATCACTTCCAATAACTACACAAAATTTATCTGTTGGTTTATAGAACCAAGTTTCTTTTTGCGTTTCTTTCATAAGTGGATGAGCTTTCCCATGACCTAGAAATCTTGACATACTCGTTGAATCATATCTTGCTGTTAAATCAAGAGGTATGAGATGATAGTATGAATCTACCATCCTAATTATTTGTGTTGATTCTACTTTGATGTTCATAGATTTTTTATATCTGCGATTTGAAGTTGTTCTGTAAAAGAATTCGTCAATTGAATCAATGCGACTTTTTTCATTTTCATACAAAACTGTGTGCGGTGTGTATTTAAACAAAATCTCTTCACTGTTCATTATTAGAATAGGACTGTCTCCAAGCCATTCACATTCAACTCTGTCTGCATATATCCGTACAAATGAAAAGGTAGAGCCAGAATTATGTGTCAATGAAGAATCACGATTCTGAATAAAATCCTCGAGAATAGCTGCAAGATTTTCCGGATTCTTTTTAATTACATTATCAAAATCAAATAGTTTAATCCGTTCCAGTAAATAATTAGTTCTTCCATGGGTATCGCATACAAGAAACCATCTAAACTTAACACCAGAATCTGGAACATCATCAGTATTATAAACTACACCATAAGCTCTAAAATCCTGTCCGTGTTCGCCCTTGCGAACTTCCGGTTGCGGTTGCTCTTTAATTAAGTGGGTCATTATAGTATCATTACTTATTTATATTTAAAATATTTACAGTTTCAATTTTTTTATTTAAATATATTTTATTACATTATATTATATATTTTTTAGTATTTAAAAACATGTTAAAGACAGTAAGCCAAATAACTGGTAGTGTTCAAGATAAATTACAGGAAAATATAACACTACAAAGTCAAATAGCAAAAGGGAAAGTTTCTCTTCCAAAAACAGATCAAAAATGTTATGATGTAAAAAGTGATCATCTTAAAAGTGATGAAACTACAAAAGAAATACGAAATAAAAGCAGTGAAAGTGATTCTTATATTTATTCTAGTGAATCTGATGATAAAATAGGATTAGAAAACACAATAAAAACAAGTCTATTATATAGTATTAATCTAATGAATAATTCAATAGAATCGATAACTTCAATTGGAACAGTACAAACAGAAACTGAAGAAGATGAATTTAAATGTCAATGTTTCGGTAGATGTAATTGTACAACAGTTTACTCTGGTATTTTAGATGAACGTCATTCTTCATTCACTGAAAGAACAATAACATTTGAAAAACAGTTTAATTCGTTAACATTAATTCAACCAGGCGATAAATTATTTATAAACACAGATAATACAGTAGAGTTAGATAGAGGACTTGTCATCTCAGACTACACAATCCCAATACCCGGTCTTCAAAAACTTACACGTTATTATTACAATCAGGATCGTCAACGTACAAATATATATTTGAAAAACGAAATAGAAAAGTATATGCGACTTTTAACAGACATTCTTAATAATTTAGAGCGTTTCTCAACCAATCCAATGTTTCGAAAAAAATATTTTGAGTTCAAAAAAATTATAGAGCGAAATCTCAAACTTATACACGGTATAATATTAGGATTGTATAATTTAAAAAAAACGTACACTGAAAATGATGTATGTGTTTTTCGTCCTTTAGAGTACAATATTGATAGTATCATTCTAACATTTATGGATTTTATTGAAAAAATTAAAAAAACCTCATCTGATAAATTTGAAGGGGGTATAGGATCTGGCATTCAATTAGAAGGTGTAGAAAAACCAGAAAAACCATTGACTGTTTTAGAACAAATGTTTCGCGAAAGGTCAGGAAGTTTTTAATTGTTTTCAATAATTATAATGTTATTATAGTATAACATTATAATGTCTGGAAAATATGAAAGAAAACTAACCAGTATAGATATTATTCTTTCAACTATTGGATATATTATTGGTGCTGGTATTTTTGCAGTTATTGGAATTGCTGCTAAGTATGGAAAAGATTTCACATGGCTTGCAATGATTATTTGCGGGTTTTTGGCCATATGTACTGGTATGAGTTATTCTGAATTATCATCTATTTACGATAAAAATGGTGGCGAATACTTTTATGTTAAAGATGCGTTTGGAAAGAAGAGTGGGCTAGCTGTGGCAGGAATTTTATTACTTACAGAAATACTAGCTATTACAGCTGTTGCATTTGGTTTATCAACATATTTAACCAAGGTGGTTAAAATTCCGATACGTTTAATGACCGCAACACTTTTGTTAATTTTTGCTAGTGTTAATTATTCAGGAATACGTTCTTCTATTAACTACAACAATTTTACTACTGTTCTAGAAGTTGCAATTTTATTAGGAATAAGTATTTTAGGTTGTAAAAAGATACCAGACAAAACATTTGACATATCAAAAATTGATACCAAAATGTTTCACTCTATGATTATTAGCGTTGCAATTATATTTTTCGCTTTTATTGGTTTTGATGTTATTATTGAATTATCAGAAGAAACCAAGAACGCGAGCAGGGTGATTCCATATTCTATGATGACTGGTATTGTAATTTCAACACTTATTTATATTACAGTTGGTTTGGCATCCGTATCGAGTATTGGATGGAAAAAATTATCAACAAGCAAGGCACCGCTTGCTGATGTTGCAAAAAACCTTTTAGGTAATAAGGGATATTCGTTTGTTTATATTGTTGCTTTATTAGCTATGTCAAACTCAATATTAATGGGACACGTTGCAGCAAGCAGATTTGTTCAAGGAATTAGTAAGTCTGCAAACATACCCGAATGGTTAGGAATGGACAAAATTGATGAAAAGACAAAAACACCTATCAACGCAATCATATTTATCACGGTAAGTACTCTTTTATCGCTTTTTGTAGGTAATCTAGAAAACTCTGTGGTATTGTCAAACATAACAACTATGATTTTATTTATGGCAATTAATTTATCTGCAATCATATTGAGATTTAAAAAACCCGATGTAGAGAGAAAATTCAAAATCCCTGTTAATGTAAATAATGTCCCTATTCCGTCGGTAATTGGATTCCTTTCTAGTTTAATGCTTGGTATCTATCTATTTGTTAGACCAGTTGTTTAACTCATATAATATTTTATTAATTATTATATGAATTTTACTGAGTTCATTTTTTATCTTCCGGTTTGAAGGCTATCTGCTCTGAAATTTCAAGATTTTTAATTATTTCTTTTGCCTTGGTTAATTGTTCTTGTTTTTTGTCATTTGGTAATTGTTTAACCTTTTCACCATATTGTTTGATAATTTCTTCCATGTCCATTGTTGCTGTTTCATAATCTTCTGTGTTAGAGTCTTCAATGGCTTTCTTCTTGCTTGCGAAATATTCATTTATGTCATTTAATTTATATTTCAATAACTCTTCGCCTTGATAATCAACTTGAATACGTGGTGGCGCTTGACTTCTAGAAGCTACCGACATAACAAACCCCTTACTTGGTTTCTCAATTTCAGGATATACTGCACCAACTGTATTCTTTGCAGTTTGCGCTGTTTCTTCTGCAAATTTTGATTCCATTTCAAGCTTGCGCACTTCTGCTTCTTTCTTTGAAACGGTTTCTTGAGATTTCACAAATTCCGCTTCTGCTGAGTCTAATTGTTTTTGACTGTTCTCTTGCTGTTCTGTAGCTGCCTTGACATCTGCTTCACTCTGCGAAACAGCCGACTGTGCTTCACTAATACTAGTTTCCAATGTAGCACTTTCTTCTTTCAATGCATTCATTTGCTGCTCTAGCTCTGCAGCACGAACATCATCTCCTGCGGCCTTTGCAGCTTCTAAATCTTTCTCTACACTTGAAATATTCTCGGTTATCTTAGCTTTTCTCTCTTCAGCTTGTTTTAATTTTTCAACTGCTTCAGAATTTTTTGCAATAGCATCTTGTACTTTTTGTTTTGCAGCTTCATTTTCTTCATTTGCTTTATCACGACCTTCTTTATTTGATTCTAAGTCTTGAGATAACTTGTCAAGTTCTTTATTTTTACCTGCTAATTCTTTATCTATTTCCATCTTCTTAAGTGTTGCTTGTTCTGCAATCATCTTGAGTTCGTCTTGTGTTTTGCCATACATATCTTGCTTTTCCATTTCAACTTCTTTGTCTTTCTTTTCAGCCTCTTCTTGTAATTTCTTTTCTCTCTCCTCTTTTTCTTTACGAAGTGCTGCATACTGTGCGCGTTTCTTTTCACTACTCTTATCTTGTATAAATTCGCGCGCCTTTTGTTCTTTTTCAAGAGCAGTTTGAACTCGTTTTTCGATATTAACAAAAGCATCATTTATAATTTCATTTCTCTGTCTAATAACATCGTCGAGCGCAACTCCCTTAGGGTCTCTCTGTCCTAAATTAATTGCTTTTTGTACTAACTTATCGAGTTTCTTTTTAGTATCAACCATATCATCACCAACAAAAATCTTTTTACTTGTAAGTTCAACAAGCTTGTATGATGTTGTTGTTGAATGGACGAGTCTCTCGCCGCGCGTCGAGAAAGTTTTAGAATGTCGCATTAAATTATCTTGAATCTTTTCCCAAACAAGTTTGATTTGATCAGATATTTCTTTATCTTCTTCCTTGACTTCTTTGTTTTCTCTTTCAGGAAGTTTTAACATTATGGCATTCATTGTATCAACTGTTTGTTTCATTAACTTGTCAGCAGCAAAGGCTTTTTGATTTGCATACATTACAGCTTCTTTCTCCATGCCTTCAACCTTTGACCTAAAATTGCTGCCAAAACGTCGTTTACGTGTTTGTTTCTTATTTAAATCACCTTCATTCTTTCTTGTTTTTCCAGATTTTGATTTATATTGTTTCTTCATATCAACCGCTAATTTGTGTAATTTTCTTGTGGCAATAACTTCAGCATCACTCGATTTAACAGCACCTTGCATTTTCGCATAAATATCCGAGAATAAACTATTAGTTTCGGCTCCTCCAACCATAACCTCAGCATCTGGCATTTCACTTAACTCTGTTTCAATTTTGTCTAAATCAGTTGATTGGTTAGTAGAATATATTGTTAACAAGTGTTTGTAAGCTTTGTTTGCTATAACAGCCTTTTCTTTGATTTCATGTAAATAGCTTATGCGCTGCTGAATATTTGACACCCAATCAAGATCTTCGTCGTCAAATGAATAGCTGCATTTGCCTTCACAAAACCAATATTTACGCAACGCTTCATCACGATTTTTAAATTTGTGTGTTGAAGATTTTACCATTTCCACATTTTTCAATGAAAGATCTGGGCTCATCTTGAACTGTTCGTTCAAGAAGTTGTTTCTCTCTTCGATGACATTTAAATTGTCGCTATCAACAGATGCATTATTGACAAGCTCTTCTAATTTCTTCATCATACGAGCTCCCTTCTCCTTATTTGGGTTATTCTTGAATTGCTGTTTAACTTTGCTAACCTTAGCGGCTACAACAAGCGAATCAATAAACGGTTTTAGTTCTTCCTTGTTTGTTATAACGTTTAAGTTGATAATTCCGAATAATATTTCTAATGATTCAGCAATGTCCTTTTCTAAATCCTGTTCGTTATCATCTTCATCTAAAGTGATGCCTTTTTGAGGATACGAATTCAATACAACTTCGCGCATTGTTTTAACTGCGTTGTTAAATGCGCTATCATATTCAGCAAGTTTACCTACAGCTTTTACTGCTTTCTTAATCAATTTGTTGTTTTCGTCTCTGAATGTAGATTTAATAACCATTCCTCGTTTTTCTTTTAATTCGCCTCCTTTCATGTATTTACTAACAAGTTTTTGCTGCTGTTGTACTATTTTGTTAATTGGTTCAATTCTTGATATTTGCTTGCGGTTTGATGCAATAGCGAGTTTAATCGCGTCATGAATTTGCATCAAGGGAAGCATATCGCGTTTCTTAGTGTAAAATATTTCTTTTAATTTTTCAAGTTTGTCATACGCTTTTTCAAGTTTATTGATTAAGTTTTCAAAGTAGCCTACACGTGTTGAAATGTTTGCGGGCCAGTTATATCCTTCATTTGCTTCACGACTATCGCATTTTCCGTTACAATACCAATACTTAAAGAATACATCATCGCTTACCTTATCGTCTTTGAACGGATTATCTTTTTCGTCTTCCTGATCGCTATCATCATCAGTGTCTTCTTCTACGTCCAAATCATCCTTGTCATCAGGGTCTAATTCATAATCATCTTTTAATTGTCCTTTCTGTAGTGCCATGCGTGTTTTACTTATATAATCATTTCGATTTTTAATTTTCTCGTTTGTCTTTATTTCACTTGCAAATGTATCTATTGGCTCATCAGATGTTATTGCTTGCGTTTCTTTAATGCGTTGATCTACACGGAAGTTGCGAGCATCTTCAGTAAGTTCAAGCATTGTTAATACTGTTTCGTGTCTTTTTTCTAAATTCTGCAATATGTAAATAACCCCTTTGATTGTTTTAAATGAATTAACCATTTCGAGTTCTTCTTTCGTTAGTTTTGCAGGAGGTTGATTTATTGTCTTTGACCATAAATCCTTAAACTTGATGATTCCTTCATCTGTTGCAGGGAAACTTTCTTTACGACTCGGGAAAGCATAGCTAACTCTTGCAACTATAGAATCAATCTTAACGCGGGTATCGTTCTCTGCCGTATTATAGCGATTGTAAATCTTTAATAATTCTTCAATTGTTTCGTCTGATAACTTGTTCTTTCTTTCGTCTTTCAACAAATCTAACACTGAAAATAAAGCTTCTTCATAAACATCAAAACTTCCCGATAACAACTCGAAATCTTCAAATAAATTAACAATAACAATCGGGACTTCATCTTCCTTATCAATTGATTCTGTACTCAAAAGCATATCACGTAAGTCTGATGCACTTTCTCGTCGATCACGAATTGATTGAATCTCTTTAAGTAAAAATTTATTTCGTTTTTCAATGTTTTCTGCCGTATTTTCCCCTTTACATTCTCCATTGCACTCCCAGAATCGTTCTACAACACTTTCTTTGCGTAATTTTTGTAATACCTCATTTCGTTCCTTGATCTTTTCAGCATCACTAGAGAGAACCGCTGTTAACTCTTTTTCTTGCTTATCAGTGCCTTCATAAATAATTTTACTGCATAGCGCACCAGTAATTGTTGAATTTATTAAGGTGTCATCAAGGCGGAACCCTCTATTAAATGACTTAATGTTTTCAGAAATATTTGTCCAAACTTCTGTTGCAGTTTGTTCTATTTCTAATTCACTGTAGTCAGTCATTTCACTTTCAGGAAACGCTCTCAACAACAATTGTTGAATTTTGTTGATTATGTTGAAAATATTTCTTTCTGATACAATCTTTTCTTCGGCAAAAGGCGTAGCTAATTCTTCATTTCTATTATGATAGTTTTCAAATGCTTCTAATTGTTCGTCTGTTATATCCATTTTTCTTATCATTTTGTTAGCACCACCCTTTTGTTGCGGTTCTTCACTTTCTTGTTCGGCAACTTTATCTTTCTTAATAACCGGTCGGTAAGCCTTCTTAGATTTTACTGCTTCATCAATTCCTGAAGTAATAATATCATTCGGTGCATAAATACCTGTCATAGCGCGACGAATTAACCAGTTAATACGCCCTTTGTTTTTACGCTTAATAGTGTTTGCATAGGTAGCGGGAAGTAATCTTTGTAGATTATCGCTTATTTTTGTAAATGGTAAGATTTCCATCATGCGTTTCTCTTGTTCTACAAATCCGTGCAATTTTCTAATACATCTAACTTCATTTTCACTAATCTCAACAGCCTCTTCTAATAAACGTCTAAATTCTTTGAGATCTTTATTGTCTGTCTTTTTCTTAGATGAAAAATAGTGTACAAGTTGTTTGACAGCATCTCTTGATTTAACTGAATTGTTCTTTAACTGTTCGAAGTAAGCTAAACGTAAATTAATATCAGAAATAATTGTGTCTTCGTCAGTTAAATCGTAATCACCTAACTTATATGCTTCAGGTGTTGAACTTTGTTGCAAAGGAACTCCTTCTTGATAATCTTCACTACCAGCAATATTCGGCGGAGGAACTGCAAAGGCTAGAGGAATATCTTCTTCTTCTTTAGCACCACCAGTTTGCGAGTCTTCATCTTTCTTCCTTTCAGCTGCTTTGCGTTCTAAATCTTCTTGACGTTTATCTTCCTGCTTTTGTAGCTTAGCTTGACGCTCATCTTCCTGCTTTTGCAACTTAGCTTGACGCTCATCTTCCTGCTTTTGCAACTTAGCTTGACGCTCATCTTGTCGTTTTTCCTCTTTTTGCTTCTGTTTAATTTCATCTTTTTGCTCTTGTTTTGCTTTGGCCTTTTCTTGTTTCTCTTTTTTCTTTTCATCCTTAGCCGTTTTCTTTTCTTGTTTTTCACTTTCAATTAACTTTTCAAGTGCAATTTCAAATTCATTGATTATGTTAATATCTAAATCTGTCTTCTTAGCCTTAGAAATAGCACGTTTTATCTTTTTAACATCATTAGTAGCTTGTGCTTGCTTAAGAGCATTTACAGCCTGTTGTTTCTTGTTTTCTTTATCTTTTCTCTCTTCTTCTTCAATGTTGGTTCCATATTTTACTAATAATTCTTCGATTTCACTGTTTTGTCTTTCATATTTTCCAATCTTTTGATCGAATCTTTCAATTCTTCTCTTAAGATTTCTAACACGCTTCTTTTGCTGTCTCGCAAATCTTGGAATCAACGATTCGGCGTAATTCATATTTGTTAAACGTTCATTAATCGAAACATTCTTTTGGGCTTTTTCTAATTTTGCCATAATAGCTTCACGTTTATCACGTATGGTTGACACTTTATTAATATTAGACTCGCGAATTGTCTTATATTTATTAATGTCTCTTAACTTCAAGGGTTTCTTTAATTTCTTAGCTTGTTTGTACTGCTCTTTCGTAATCTTTTTGCGAATATCCTTTTCCATTTCAACCAAATTTTTAAAGACGTCAGTTATTTCCTCAATTGTTTTAATGTTCTTTTGATATTTATCACTTCGAACCTTGAAAGAACGGCCAAAGAATGTAATCTTTTTACCACTATCTACTTGCTTTCTAGCTTTTCTTGTTCTGCGACTTTGCATAAACTTAGAACCTTGTTCTGGTATTTCAATCAATGATTTCATAAAACCATTGCGCTGCGTTTTGCCTTTTGATGAAAATTTGTTCATATTTTTATTGATAAATTTGTTGTATTCTTCATCTTGTTTCTTTGTTGCATCAATGTACACCTTATATAATTTGAATATCTCAATTAAAATATCATTTTGTCGTTCTAATTCTTCATTTGTAGGAGGTTTTGGTTTAGTTCTAAAGAAGACACCGCCACCAGTTTGAACTTCACTCTCGGCAACCACCTCGGCTTCATTTGTACCAGTAGTAGTAGCTACTGGAGTAGCCTCAGTAGGCGCCTCTGGTGCAACATTTGTTGATGTTTCTGCAAATGGACTTGCTAAGAAAGATTCATAACCTTCATTTAGTCCGCGCTCGATTTGATCTTGTCGCCAAGCCCACCATCCAGGATTCGTTAAGTCTTCTTCTGCTTTTATGAAGTTTGAATTAATTTGGTCTGTTCTCCAACTATACCAGTCAGGATTGGTTAAATCAGTCGCGCCATGTAGTACACCATCCTTTATTAATTCACCAGTTGATTCATACCATAAAGGATCAGTAGAGTTTGCAATAATAGTATCTGCAACACTTGCTGATACCTCGACACCTACTTCTCCTGCTACACTACCAGTAGCTCTAAGAACAGCACTTAGAGGCGCTGTTATTCCAACAATATTTAATATTGCCAAAGACTTGATAGCGTTATATATAATCTTGGCAGTCTTTCGTTGTGCTTTCATTACAGGTGTTTCCATAAGTGATACAATTCTCTTTGAAATCACAGCTATGCGTTTCTTTCTGTTTTTAATAATTGTATCAAGAGAACCAATAATTGATTTTTCAAGCAAAGACATGTTTTTACGAATTCTACTCATCATTTTAACTTCCGATGCAAGACGTTGTTTTGTTGTTTTGCCACGCAACTTTAATTTTTCAACGTTAAACGTTTCTAACTTAGCAGAAAGTTCTATACTTTCTCTATTGATTTTGTCTACAAGATAGAAAATCTTTGAGAACACATCTCCTTTACTCTTAGCATTATCCTTTGCAATATCTTTTTCAATATCAGCACTTGAAATTTCTCCACCTAATTTACTTTCAATGTAATTTTGAAGATTTATGGCAGACATGGATTTTTGTGTGGTTTCTCCAATAGCTTCGGCTTTATTAATTATTTCTTGTTCGCTTGTGTAAATATTAGAAAAAGTAAGTTGATCAAATAGTAATTCATATTGACCATACTGGTCTGAAAATTCTAAAAATAAACTATTTACACCAATTATGTATTTAATAAATGCAAGATGGGTATTGCTTCCTGTTTCATTTAATAACCTAACCTTGATGGGCGTTTCTTTCATAATTATATCTAATTGTTCGTTAATTTGCTTAATTCCATCATTAATTAGCATGTAATTGTCAAGAAGATTTTTAATATTTACCGAACCTCCTTTACCCGGATTCAACTCTTTATTAACTGATTCTTTGTTATCTTGCATGAATTTTACGAAATTCGTCATTTCTTGTTTGATTAAAGAAGCAGGAGCGCTTGCTTCTAACTTAGACTTAATATTTCTTACAAATTTGTCTGTTGTGTTTTTAATAGTGAGTTTTTTGGTTTCTAATTCACCTGCATATGAACCAAGGAAAAATGTAATACTTTCAATTAGCACTTTTAATCCATTGCTTAATGCTGACATATTACCCGGCAAATTTAAAGCGGCCAACTGAATTTTTTGTTCTATAGTCATGTCTCTTGAAGACATAACATAACCACTTCTGGATATAACTTGTTTATCATTGCTGATTTCTTTTGTGATTGCTAGTGCTTGTTGAGAACCAGTGAGTGTCGATATGTTTTGCAATACATCTTTAATAATTTTTTTAATGTTAACATGACCCGGTATTGTTTCATTTTCATCGCTTGTTAATTGTTTTAATATAACATTGATTTCACTCTGTGGTTGTTCTTCACCTGATCTTTCATTAGCTTCAAGTATTTTTTCCGTGAACATTACATATTGTTTCAATGCGTTCTTAGACAATTCAAGCCATTTTTCACCATTTTCATCTGCAATGGCCATATCCATTAATTCAATGTTTTGACCTTCTGCGTTTTCTGTTAAAAATTTAATGTATTTCTCAGCATTGTCAATAAATTGCGTCTTACTAAGTGAGATACCCTTATCAGTTTTCACTGAATCTAATACTTGAAATTCGTCAATAGCAATGTCTTTGTATGGTTCAAGTAGTTTATCAGCATCATCTGGTGTTATTGTTAGTTCAAATTTGTCTTGTTTATTCTCTTTATGACCATCGATAACAACTTTTATTTTTTCCCCTAGTCCTGGTATTTCATTGACTTTTTCATTTTCTTTTTCACTTACAGCTTGGATTGTTTGTTTGACATTATTTAAGTAGACCATAGCATCCATGGCTTCTTCATTTGTAATAGAACGTTCTCGTAAGCCAACACTTGTCATAAATTTATTAAACATGGAAGGTTTCGAATCCTTCTTAACTATTTGATTTCGTCTGTCTTCAATTGCGCTATCTAGCATTTTGAGAGCTGAAATATCTTTTGTTTTTAGTTGTTTTTTGAATATTGGTTCTTCTTTGTAATAGTATATTGAATTTTCAAGACCCTTGAGTTGTTCTTGAGTATAATTATTGATTTCAGGACTACTTAACGAAAAACGTGGTTTTTTGGCGAGTTTGTTAATAAATTTTTCTACAGTGTAGTTTTCAAATATGGATTGTGTTAGTTTAAATCTTAATCCAGCATAGTTTTGCAAATTTTTATCGCTTTGAATGAAATCAAGAGTTTCTTTGCTTACACTTACAAACTGTTTGCTTAATGAGGACACAATATCTACAATATATGAATTTTCATATAAATCATCAAGAGCTGTTGCTGTAGAAACCGTTAGTTTCTTTGTTTGTTTACCAGCTTTTTCCATAATTCCAATCTTTTTGTTGTATATTTCAAATAATGCAATTGCCATATCAGTCTTAAGTGGCTGTGTTATTAAAACATGAATTACAGGTTTATCATTAATTTTCATTTTAATTGGCATGTTAATAATTTGAAGTTTATCTTGTTTCGTAGCACCACCAGTCTGTGTATTGAAAAATGCGGTTGCTTTATCAAACTTATCGCCAGGTTTTGCAAACTTGTTGTAAAAGTTAATCATCTCGTTATTTATCTTTAACTTACGCGTAAAGACAGGATTTTCCCCCTCTTTTTTATCGTTAAGTTCATTTATTAAATCACGTATACGTAATATTTCACTAACGTATAAGACATCTTCTTCTTCTAAATCACTAACCTTTTCATTCCAATCATAATTATTTAATACTTCGATATTTGGGTTCAATAGTTTTATATTTTTCTTTTCATCTTCTTTGATTTGTAATTTATCGCAAATATCTTGTATAAGTTTTGATGTGTTTTTGTATTTATCTTTGCTTGCTTGAATTGAGTACAAGTTCATGCCATACGTTTTAATTTTTGATTCTTGCATTGTATCATTTAACATTTCTCGCATTTTTTGTTTCATTTTAAGATTATCATGTGCATAATGCTTGTATGTTAGTATGTCTTTGTCTGTTCGTGGTAATTTATAATTTTCTAAAATTAGTTTCAGTTCTTTTAATTCACCTTTGATGACCTCTTTTTCCAATTTATTTTCTTCTTCCTTCCCTTGTTCATTGGGCATCAATTCTAAAATGTAGTTATTTATTAGTTCTTTGTTAACATTCACTATGTCAGCTCTTAAAGTAAAAGTAGGATCTTCTATAGGTTCTTTTATCTCATTTTCTCCTTTTCCATTAATAAGTCTACCTAAACGAGCAATGTTATCGCTATTATTGCGTTTTATAAGTTCTAATTTTTCTTTAATTAGTTCAACATATTTTCTTATTGACTCATGTGAATAATCTTCAAAATAATTTGATAATCCTATGTTCTTTTTACCAGTTTTCTTGCTTGTCTTTATAAGAGAATCTATTTCAGAGTTAATATTCTCAATAATGTTGTTTATCATTCGCTCTATTTCACTTATGCTTGGTTCTAATAAGTAGCTATTTATATCTTTAGACTCAGGGATATCTCCTCCTTTTTGACTCTTTGTTTCTTTTCCTTTTTGACTCTTTGTTTCTTTATTTAACACTTCACGGAATTCAGTAGTTTCATAGTCTCTATTTAATCTTTTATGTGTCTGTTGTAAAACAATATTTTCTGTTAATGATGA